ATGGAAAAAACAACAACCCGCGATATAGAAAGGGCCGCACTTATCAATAAAACTGCTGATATGGCAGGGGTTACAACAAGGTCGGTAAGGCGTGTTTTGGATGGTGACCAAAAAAACGACAAGGTATTAGACGCCTTTATGATGCTTGAAGAAGGCGAAAATTTATTAGTGCAAGCCGTAAAAGAATTGATAGGATTTTAATAATTCAACCAATGAAAATCTTAGAAAACAAGCTTTATTTAGAATTTTCGGAAATGCTGCAATGCGGCTTTAGCGAAGGGTATTTGAAAAAAGCCAAAAGCGAAGGCACCAAGTGTTGGGACTTTATAAACGACCCGGACGACAAACGCAGGGTACTGGTTGGCTACGAAGGTTTAAAGGATAATAATAAAGAAAAGGTAATACAGGTATTTGGCAACCCTTACGACTACATTGCCAAAACGCCCATACGCGCCCTGGTAACCAAAGATTTTAAGGCGGAAGAGTTCTATTTGGCTTACCAGTTTGACGCCCAAAAGCACCTGCCGGTAGAAGCTGCCACCCGATACACCAACGAAGCAAGTTGGCTTAATATGATTATTAAGGCCCGCGATAATGCCAAAAAAGTAATAAAGGACGGATTGGGTTTGAGCGTTGACCAGTTTTTAAAACACGTTAAAGACCTGCTTAAAATTGAACGTGAAGCCGGGCGTATAAGTAGCCAGTTCCCCATAGAATACCGCTACCTGTGTGCCAAAATAAAAGAATACAAGGCAGATGGCTACGCCTGCCTTATCAGCAAAAAGTATAACAACCAGTCTGCCGCCAAAATAAACGACGAAGTAAGCGAAAAGGTGTTGCTTGATTTTATAAGCCACCCCAACCAGTTTAACGATAGCTATATATGCATGAACTATAACAGGTGGGCGGAAGCTGCGGGCTATAAAACTATTGACGAAGCTACTGTAGGTAACCACCGCCGCAAAAACCTGTACCGCATAATGGGTGAGCGCAATGGTAACGCTGCATGGTATAATATGTTTGGCAAGGTTATACATGGCAAGCGCCCATCCGCACCTATGCTGCTGGTTGCGCACGATGATAACGATTGTGATTTGTACTTCCGCGACACATATATAGGTAAAGATGGTAAAGAGGTTACCAGCAACTACTATTACCGATACGCCCTTATTGTTATAATGGATGCCCATAACGATTACATTTTGGGCTATGCCTACGGTGAAACGGTTACAAAGCAGCTAATAAAAGCCGCCTGGTTAGATGCCGTTTACCACATAAAAGAGTTAACAGGCTGTTGGTTGCTGCCACATCAAATACAGTCAGACCGTTGGGGGGTTGACCCTAAATTAAAAGGTGATTTAGCTACCTTTTACCAACAAATTGGCAACTATACACCTGCCAAACAAAAGGTACCGCGTGGTAAATATATTGAGCAGGCTTTTGGGCATGAATGGCATAACAGCCTTAAACGTTACCCAAATTATGCAGGGCAAAACATTACCAGCGGGTATCGTATAAACCCCGATGCACTGGAAATAAACAAAAAGTCTTTCCCTATAAAAGAAGAGGCACACCGCTACTTTGCAGACCATGTAGAGTACCTGCGTAACCTTAAAAAAGATGGCGTTACCAAACAACAGGTTTGGATAGACAACTTTAGCAAAAGTGAATTGAGCGGCGAAAAGCAAATTAGCGATGCACACATGCTGCAACTGTTTGGCACCCCACACCATTGGACAAATACTATAACAAACGCGGGCCTTAACATTACCATTGACGGAGAAGAATTGATTTATGATATACCCGATACCCATTATTTAAAGTTGATAAATAAAAAGGTGCAGGCTATATACGATGTGTTCGACAAAAGCCGCGTACTTATTACAGACGGCGATAAGGTGCGCTTTATAGCTTACGAAATTACCCGCGTAAGCAGGGCTTTAAAAGACTATGCACCGGGTGAACGCAGCTTGTTAAACTTTAAGCTGCAACAGAAATTAGAACACGTTAAAAGCATTGCTACAGATGTTGACAATCGTAAAAATACCCTTCAACGTTTAGGCATTAATGCTGCCAGCATACTACAGGCAGGCATACAGCCAAAAGCAACCTACCAAAAAGCAATTGCAGATAACGCGAAGGCAACCCACACCAAAAAGGCGAAAGAGATAACAGAAGAGGCCGACGATTGGCAGGCAAGGCAGCAAGCCTATTTGGATAGCAAAGTAGATGTAAACGCATACCTATAACCAATTACCAACCATAAAACAAACAGCTATGTTAACCACAGAAATTAAGGACAAAATAATTGATGCCACGCTGCTTTATATGCAGCAAAACAATTTGAAAATGGCGGACATGAGCCGCATTTCAAACATAACTGAAACCTATATGAGTTTCATGTTAAAGAAAAAACACGTTATAACCAACGGCACAAACCCGCAAGGCACCGTTATACACGATAAGTATTATAACCAGCTTGCCGATTTTATAGATATGGAGCGTGGTAGCAGTTCATGGGTTGCCATCCCGCACAACAATTTTAAAGCGGTTATAGCCACCTTGCAGGAAACTAAGCAGGCAAGTAACACAGCCATGATTATAGGCCGCACCGGGTTGGGTAAAAGCTTTGCGGTTGAAAAGTTTGCACTTAAAAACCCTGCCTACACCTATCGCATTATAGTTAACGAAATGATGCTGTTAAACGATGTAATAAAAGAACTATGCCGCATGTTGGGGCTTGCTGATGATGGCACCAAAGCGGCCCGCATGAAACGTGTGTTTGACAAGCTTAAGGAGATAAAACGCAGCGGCCACCAGCCACAGATAATATTTGATGAAATGGAGAATGCCAAAGCACAGCTTATACGCATGATTAAAACCGTGTTTGATAATGTGAACACCTATTGCAGCATAGTGCTTATTGGTACCGACCAGCTATTACGCACCCTTGAAAAGTTAGAGCGTAAAGACGTGGTAGGCATACCCCAATTTATCCGCCGCTTTAAGGCAGGCACCCGCAGGCTTGATGAAGTGTTAGACTTTGAACCGTTTTACAACGCATTAAAAATATTGGATAAGGGCCTTAAAAAGCTGCTTAATGTACAGTGTGCAAACTACGGTGAACTGCACGACTATTTGCAGCCGGTAATTGAGGAATGTAACGCCAAAGGTGAGCCGGTAACGGAAGAGGCTTTTAGAATTAAATGGAACATGCCAAAATAAACCAACACCCATGCCACACACAAAACCAACAGCACACGATATACAGCAGGTTGATGCACTACTAAACAACCTGCTTAGCACAAAGCCAACCGATTCGGAGCAACGCGAATTAAACGCCATGCAGGTACGGGCCACTGTGTGCAACCTGTTACGGCTAAAGGATGAAGAGTACAGCAATTTTATGTACAACACGGGTTGCACGTACCTGTATTACCTGCTAAATGATGATGATTATATTATTAGCGGCTTTGAAAAAAGCCCCCTGTTTTGGCAGTGGTGGAACGGCTGCTATGCCATTAGGGACGAAGTGTTTTGCCAGCAAATGCAGTACGACCCTATTAACGCAGCGTTAGACGTTTACATTCAACTGCATAATGGCCGCTTGCTTGCAATAGAACTTAAGCCGCCGCGCTGTGTGTGGAAAGAGGTTAGTAAAATAAAGAGAGGTGTATAATGAGTGATGCAAAAATAAGAAAGGTGATAAACGCAGCAGAGGTGCGGCTAACAAACATAACAGGCAAAAAGGTAGCTATTACCTACTGCTTTGTTGATAACAAACACCTTAAGCAGGATGAGGAAAACGAGATTTTAAACCCTTACGACTTTGCTTTATTGTGTTGCGCTGCAATGGGCTTAAGTACTTATGAGTTGAAAAATGAACGCTTTGCATTATTGTCCGCCGTGGTGGCTATTAGAAGCAAGTATAAGGAAGTAGCTACATGGCAGGTAATTAAAGAAGCCCTTAAGCTTGTAAACAATGCAGACGCCATAAACGCCCATATTGAAGGGCTTACCAGCCAACGGAAGGCACACCCAAAATTCAGCTTTTATTACAACAAGTTAAAACCACTTATAAAGTGAATATAACGCTAAGCAATGATGAACTAATTGCACTGGCAGCAATGGCAAAGGCTACCGCTGATAAGTACAATAGCATGATTGAAGAAATGCGCGAAAGCAACAGGGCGCGGGTAATGGGCGGGCAGCCCCCGGAAGACTACGACACTGAAATAAACGAGGCTCAACTATTTGCCGCCATTTGGGAAAGCTTTTGGCAAAAGCTACAGGAACGCGGGTTTAAAATAAAAGGCAAATACAGTTTTGACCTTAAGCCCGTTTGGGCCTTCGCCCTGCGGCTTGAGTATAACGGCCTTGTTGATGTTACCACCCAAATAGGTAACAGTGTGCAGATGCTTTGCAACGAGATACATAAACAATTTGCATAAACCAACTGCTTATATGAAAATACTTATTGCTCTTCTTTTAATGTGCATGTGCTGTGTTGCATTTTGGGCCGCACTCATATATGCCATACATGGTATTACAGGCCGGGTAAGTTATAAAGAGTTAGAAGACAAAAAACGTAAACAACAACTTAAAAAATAAAACATGTCAGTAAAAACGTATACCAGTAAAGACGCTACCTGGGTTAACGCCGCTGGTGATTTGGTACCCTACAAATTTGTACCCCTGATAGACAGGCAAAAAGAAAAGGTTGCAGCCACCTTGCTTGCAGATGCGCTAAGCATTGAAGGTAAGCTGTTAAAGCTGCATGCCGCTATGCACCTTGCAACGCAGCAGGTAAGCGCACTTGTAAAGCAGGAATATGCCATAAAGCAAGGCAAGGAAAAGAAAGAGGGTAAAGGCTCTATAACGTGGTACAACTTCGATAAGAGCATAAAGATTGAGGCAGACGTTAACGACCTGGTTAAGTGGGATAGTGCGTTAATGACGGAAGCACTGCACCTGTTGCAGCAATACCTGTCGGGTAGCCTTTCAGATGCTCAAATGCTAATAAAAGATATGGTTAGCGATGGCTTTAGCAACAGCAAAGGCATGATTGACAGCCGCCGCATATTTCAGTTATTGAAGTACGAAAGCAAAATAAAAGACAAACGTTTTTTAAGCGCCTGCGAACTTATTAAACAGGCACAAAGCATAGACACTACAAAATTATATATGCGCATTTGGGTTAAGGATGATAAAGGCGGTTACCGCAATGTTAACCTGAATTTCAGCAGCATTTAAACGGGTTTATTGGTTGGGTAATATTGGACACGGCCCCGCTTTTCTAAGCAGGGCAATATGAGCGGATGGCGAAAAGGTAAACGCACCTTGGCATAATCGCCGAATAGGAATAACAATAAAACACTATTTGGGTAAAAGCCGTCAACAATGGAGAAGTCGCCCGGAAGGAAGGCCGGGCATATAGGTTCAAATCCTATTCCGCTCACAATGCAATACAAAAAGGGGTACTGTTAAAGCTTAGAGCAATTTCGGCCTGTGTGCTTCACCCTTTCGAAGCAGGCACTTATAAGAAACGAAGGGTCGGCAAGGTACTCCGCAAGATTAGAAACAGCGGGGGCGGGTAAAAAGATGAAGCCCGCCCCTTATTAAACCAGCACTTAAAAACCAACAATACAATGGAAACAAAACATACACACGGCCCGTGGAAAGCCCATCTAAACGTCCCGTCTGCTGCAATTGAAGGACATATTATCAAGGCTGATTACAGCGCATTTAGGCCCATCGCTTCTCTGTTTAAAGGCGGTGGCTCAAAAGGCGTTCCTGAACAAATAGCCAATGCCTTTTTAATTGCTGCCGCCCCTGAAATGCTTGACGCTTTGCAAGGCATTAAAAGTTACGTAACAAGGCTGCTTACCCTGCAAAAAGTTCCCCAAATGGATATAGACTACATACTTAGAAAAGTTGATACGGCTATAGAAAAAGCCACTAAACAGAAAGTTTAAATACGTAAAACCGCCCCAAAATAACCGAATAACATAGGGGGTTTGACCCTTTTTTACTCAATAAAAAACAGCCTAAACCCGCACAAACATTGGGCTAAAGGCCCAAAACAGTAAAAAAACATGGAAAGAAAAAATCAAACAATTTACATCTGCGGGCAGGTAACAGGCCTGCCCGTTGAAGAAACCCGCCAAAAATTTGAAGCCGCCGCCGAATACTGCCGTGCCGTATTGGGCTTTAAAACCGCCATAAACCCCATGAACATTTGCAGCCCAGTAATGGCATGGCCGGAAGCAATGAAGCGCTGTATTGGCAACCTGATGATGTGCCACGCCATTTATATGCTGCCGGACTGGACTAAAAGCCGTGGTGCCACGCTGGAAAGGTTTATTGCAACCAATCTTTCAATTGAAATAATAGAGGGGGCCGCATTATGATATTAGGATTTAAACAACAGTTCCCGGATGGAACGCCAACCGACTTTGAACGCAAAATACTTGATTTTGAAAAAATCCACAGCATACGTAACGGCTTCAGGTGGCGTCCGGGTATGAGCATACAAATGGCATTTGGGGTTAGAACTAAAAACTACAGGCAGTTTAATGCCGGACAATTTCAGCCGCAAAAATGCCTGTTTGTTCAAAAAATTTATATGGAATACGAAGGCTTTAAGTGGCCCAAAATGTGGATTGCTGGTAAGCAGCTTTCACAGAAAACAGTTAAGCAACTTATTAAAAATGATGGCTTAACAAAAAAGCAATTTATTGACTGGTTTTTTCCCGGCACAATAGCCAAATTTCACGGCCAAATAATCCACTGGACTGATTTTAAATACTAACGTCCCTACCGTCCTTAAAGTCCTTTAAAAAACTACAATGGGCAAAAGATTAAACGTAAAGCAGCTTTCACAAAAAGTATTCATACCGGTAGACGGTTTAAGCGATGAAATGCGGTTAGCACTTGGCGAAATAGAAGACACATTTACCGCCATTATTTACGGTGGCAGCGGCAACGGTAAAACCAACTTTACCGTACAGCTATTAAAAGAGTTAAAAACTTTGGGCAACGCTTTATACATAAGTTACGAAGAGGCGCACGGTAAAACAATAAAGGATTTGATATTGCGCCACAACCTGGTTGAAGAGTTACCAAACTTAAGCTTTAGCGATGGTGAAGATTTTGAAGAGTTAATGACCTTGCTAAAGAAAAAGAAAAGCCCTAAAATAGTTGTTATAGATAGTTGGCAGTACTGCGAATTTACCTATCAGCAATATAAAAAACTTAAAGAAGCCTTTGCGTTGGGCCGTACAGCAGGTAAACGCAAAATAATAATTATCATTAGCCATATACAGGGCAAGGAGCCGGACGGCAAAAGCGCCTTACAGGTTAAGCGTGATGCCAATATAAAAATACTTGTTGACCATTATATTGCTGATATTACCAGCCGCTTTGTTAGCCAACGCAATTTCTGTATTTGGGAAAAAGGCGCTCAAGATTATTGGGGTGAACATTTAGAAGATAAGCTTAATAAGAAGCATGTAAACCTAAACAATCCAAAACGAAAAGCCACCCCAAAAAAGCGCAAGCCAAAGCCCAAAGCAGAGCCGCCACCGCAACCACCGCCCGAACCTGTTACCCACATGCAGGTATTGCCCGAAGAGCCTAAACCAGTTTTTAAAACCCCTTTAAACGAAGTTGAAAATGCAATTTGATAAAGACTTTTTTATAACACGTCAAGATAGGGACGGCAATTACAGCTATCATAGTGTTAAAGCGGCATTTGTTGAAATAGAAGGCTATGAGAATTTTAAGTTTTTTGCCTTTGAAGATACATTGGATAGGCACGAAGTTGTAAGCATTTTCAATATTTCTGAATACCACACAGGTATGCAGATAATAACGCACCCTATTTTAAAATATGCAATTGAAGAGGCAAAAAAATTACTTGATACTGTTGGTATAGATGGCTTTGCAAAAATGATTGCAAAAAAGTTAAACCAAATGGCAAAACCGGCTAATGTATGAACACACAACAACAATTCCCCAAAGAACAAACCGACCTGTTGCAAGCTGTGTACGATATGCGCAAAGCACAACAGGACTATTTTAACCAGCCCACAAAATACCGCTTGCAGGTTGCTAAAGTGCGCGAACAAAAGGTAGATGTAATGTTACAACCTTATGTAAAGGCCGGGGCAATAAAACCAACTGCACCACCATCCAACACAACACCGCAAAAAGACTTATTTGCAAATGGATAAGCATATAATATTTCACGCCATAGGTATTGCTAAAGAGCAGGAAGCTATTAGTAATAAAAAGCGGCAGCTAAAACATGAAGAGGGAAACGAGTATGCCGCCAACGTTTACCGTATACGTGCGGATGCGCTTAGGCTGTATCAAAAAAATCTTTACGATACACTTAATAAAGTCGTACAGAAAGAGAAGCGCGAAAAGTTTTTAAAACCCATTAAAAAAGCAAACAAGAAATATGTACAAACCAACAGCCAAAAGCTATTTTAGCGGGTGCGGCGGTATGGATATTGGGTTAATGCGCGCAGGCATAAACATTATACAATCTGTTGACCTTGACAAAAAGGCAACAGACTGCATGCGGATGAATAAGCATTATTTCAGCCACGATATATTAACCGCTGATATAACCACCATGGCGGTGTTAGACCAGCCCAAAGCCGATATAAGCATATTCACCTACCCCTGCACAAAGTACAGTACCATAGCAGATATACACGGCACCCGTACAGGGGATGAGTTGTTTTTGCATGCCCTGCGGCACATAGCTATTGAGCGCCCCGAAATGTTTATAGTGGAAAATGTACCAGGGATGAAAAAATTTAAAGTGGTAATGGAGGCCATGACCAAATTGCCCGGCTACCATATAAATGAATTTTGCCCGATTGATGCCGCCAACTGGCTACCGCAGCGCCGCGAAAGGCTTATATTAATAGCAACACGCAAAAGGGCGCGTATACAAGCCCCTGCGCCTGTTAAATTGAGGCCAACTATTAAAAGCCTGTTAGAGCGTAGCCCGCGCTTTAATATGCCTGCATGCGCCTTAAAACGCTTGCAGGGCGGCTACAGAGATTTGCCCATTATAGTTGACCCAAACAATCCCAATGCAATAGCGCCTACCTGCGTTGCACACTATGCAAAAGATTTGGGTACACGCATGGTGAAAGATAAAAACGCCCTGCATGGTGTGCGCCCATTTAGTATACGCGAATATGCAAGGTTGCAGGGTTTCCCCAACGATTTTAAATTTCCCGAAGCTGTTAACAGTTACAAGCTAATAGGCAACGCTGTTGCCGTTGATGTAGCCCACTGGATAGGTAACGAAGCAATTAAATATTTTAACGAATGACAATACAATTTGAAAATACATACTGCTTAGAAATGTTGGCAAAGCTTGAAAATGGCTGTGTTGACATGATATTGATTGACCCGCCTTATGGTAGCACTAATTTAGCATGGGATAAAGCTTTAGATTACTCTCTATACTTCCCTGAATTTTGGCGGGTATTAAAACCAAATGGCATCATAATAATAACCTCGCAACAGCCTTACGTTACTGATGTTATAAATGCATGCAGAAAGTTTTTTAAATATGAAATTATTTGGAATAAGGTAACCAAAATGGGGTTTTTAGATGCAAAAAAGAAACCATTAAGGGGACACGAAAATATACTGGTATTTTATAAACATCTTCCGGTATATAATCCGCAATTTACCTATACAAATGAGTTACACCCTCGTGTAAGACAAAATGAAGAAAAAAGGTATGATGGCTATGGAACTCATAAAGGCACTACTTATGTAGATACTGGCAAGCGTTACCCATCGAGTATTTTAACCATTAATAATTGGAACGGCCTTTTATTTGGCAACAACGAGGATGCTGTAGTACACCCTACGCAGAAACCCGTCGCGTTATTCCGTTACCTTATAAAAACATATACAAATGAGGGGGGGGTAATATTCGACGGGTTTTGCGGAAGCGGCACAACGGCGATAGCCTGCATACAGGAAAAAAGAAATTTCATAGGCTGTGAAGCAAATGAGAAGTATTACACTGCAGCCGTTGAAAGGATAAAGAACGAACAAAAAAAATTAGTACTATTTTAATTGCATACTATGCGCCTATTCAATATAACACACCCCAGGTTTACCGGCACCGCAAAGGTGGTGTACGATGTTAAGGGGCTATCAATAGAAACTTTTAATTAATATACTATGCGTTTATTTCATATAACATCCGATAAATATACAGGCACCGTAGAAGTGGTGTACGATGGCAACGATGTTCTTTTGCAAATGCGTTTTGGTGCGCAGCTTAGCGAACAGCAAATGCATTATTTAAAAAGCCAAATGCCTTTACGTGGCAATGAGTTACACGATAAGTTTTCGGCAGCGCCCATAAAGATTGAAGAAAAGCCATTTGATATAACTTTTGAAGAGTTTAAGCGGGAATACCCCTATAATAGAAATATGCACCTTGCAGCGCCTGCCTTTGCAAAGCTTTCATCAAGTGACCAATACCTGTTATTCAGCAGTTGTATTAAATACCGCAAATACTGCGATAGGAATAACTGGTATAAACCAATGTTGCCCGAACGTTATATAAAAACAATGCAATGGTTAAACAATTGGGATAAACTTTAAAACCCGCTTAGAAATAGCTTAAACAAATGATGCATAAAAATAATATCAATATCTTGCACGCTCTTCGTCACATTGGTGCTTTAACAGGTACACCCCGGATTACTACTAAATGTAACCCGGTCGGCGTGCATTCTGCGGCCACCCTTTATGGGGTAACCAACGCTGCACCGGCATTGTGTACTTGTACACTGATGTGACGAAGACGACCGGGCTTTTATAGCCCCTTCTTGATTAAGTCAGCATATATATCTTAAATATGACAACCGTTAGAAAAGCCGAAAAGGGCCATGTAATGAGTATTGAGGTGGCGGGGAATGCAGGGGATTACGCAGCTACACTTAAAGCTTTGGTAACAGCCCTTGAAAATACAGACAACCCCGATGAGCGCAAAACATTAGGCCACCTGCTAAAAGCCATGTTACCGGATGAAAGCCAGTTAACTTTTAATCACTAAACTTACCCCATGCCAAACGCAGACCAAATAAAAAAAGCCCGCACATTATTAGCTATTACCGGCAATAGCGATACAGAACAAAAAGAAAGCATTGTACGCGGTTTTACGGGTGGGCGAACTGTTAGCATTAGCAATATGGCAGACGATGAATTTACCGCCTTTGTGCGCCATTTGGAAACATTGGTACCCAACGCGGAAGCTGCCAACAAAATGCGCCGTAAAATAATAAGCATGGCGCATGATTTGGGTTGGCACAAAAGGGACGCAAAAGGTAACCTTATACTAAGGGACGGCAAACCCGTTGCAGATATGGTGCGTATAGACGCATGGTGTATTAACCAGGGCGGCAAAAAATTGAACGGTTACACTTACGAAGAATTACCGAATATTGTAACCGGGTTTGAAAAGATGCAAAAAAGTTATTTTTAAATAAGAGAATATGCCAAACATACCGTACTATGAACCAACCGCAGAAAATGTGTTAGAAGAGTTGAAAGCGCATCCAAATGTTAAAACAGCCAAAATAAAACCGGGCGAGACAACAACAATAACCGTAACCTTTTATTATCGCAATCATCAAGGTAAATTTACTGTTACCGCTGATAATATTACACAAGTTGAAATGCTTGCATTAGATTTTTTAAAATCAATACGTGAAAAATCACCTTTTTAAGCTGTTTAAAAACGCCTTACATTAGCAGCATGAAAAAAGTACTTTTTATAATTAGCCTTTTTGTTGTTACTGGCGCAATATGCCAGCCTAATAACTTTGTTGGCGGCTCACATGGCAAGTTGGTTGTTTTTTGCGGCTATGATGTTAATAGTGTTAGCAATTACTTTGATACATACCTTTTTGAAAATTTGGGTTATTCGACGGCTGAAAGCGGGGTGCCTGATAAAGTGACAAAATTTACACACGCCTTCATTAAAAGAGTAGGCAGCAGCAATAAAAAGCTAATAGTAACTTATAATAATAAATTAGATGGCGATACAATCATTATATCCACTTGCGACATTACTGGTAAGTGGGATGAGGTGGCTACAATATTTATTGATTACTGGGAAACCAAAATGAATTTGCCGGAACTAAAAGGTAAGGCCGGAATAGTTAAATACACCATCACTGATAAAATTACCTTCAACACTAACCCCAACGGAACTGCAACCATACACATACAAAAGAACGAATAACACAATTTATAATAATTTTAGCAAAACCTTTCGGAATTTCCTGAAAGGTTTTTTTATTTAATTTTGTGCATAGAATATGCCGCACAATCCCACACTTTTAAAAAACAGAAATACAGCTATAAAAGCAGCTTACAAGGCGCTTAAAAAGCGTAATCCAAAATGGAGTTGGGAAGCTATTATACAGGACGTTGCAAACGACTTTTACCTGTCTACCGCTACCGTTGCTAAAATTATCCGGGAAGATGATGCCACTATTCCATGTGTTGACACTGTAATTAAATACACTAAGGCCGTTCAACATGTAGCCTCGCAGCTTGCGTTATTGTAAATGCCTGCTGTATATCTCCGTTGTATAGCTTAAAATACTAAACAAATTACTATCCTGAAAATTGAGCATATTAACGTTGCTGTTAATAAGCTTTTGTGTTAACAGTGTACCTTCCGTTTTCCCGGCTTCCGGTGCATTACGTGCGGCCCAACCTTCTAACAGCAAATCAATTTGCCTTAAGGTTGCTTCATGCGCTGCAATGGCGCTATCCTGTATTGCCCCGTCAACCGATTTAAAAGGCGCATAGCTTATGTAGTGTATTTTCACAATTGCGGGCTTTATGCTTTTCAACCGCCGCCCCCACATTACCACAGCCCCCGGCTTTGGCATTTCTATATAAATGGCAGGTACTTTGTAGCTGGTATTATCAGCGCCCTTTGTGTATTGCCCTGTATAAAAAAATGTTTGCGCTATGCCTGCTAATTGTTCTTTAATGGCTTTGTAGGCCGGGTAACAAAACATAAAAATTATTTTAAACTGTTAACTTATCTATATCCCTAACAATCTTATTGCTGATATTTCTATTCAGCACCTCGCTATCGCCTATAAACTGCCGTTGCGGCATATTCATTTCACGTTCATGCTGCCGTACTGTTTGCTGCTTGCCCTTTACCGTGCGAACATGTGCGCGTACATTTTCGGGGCCGTTAAAACCTTCGTTGTGTATTTGTGCATACGGCTTATCATTGCTAAAAACAACCTCGTTACCTTGCTTCTCATAGTCGGTTGCATCTGCCAACTCACCAGTACTGCCGCTTAATATTTTTTGGCCGTTGGTACTGCCTTTGCGCACTGTTTTACGCGGAGCCCATTTTTTGCCATCAAACCCCTCTTCCTGAAAGTTGCGTTTAAAATGGTTTACGCCCTCAACACCAGTAACATCTAATACATCATTGTTTATGTATTCTTTAACAGATTCAAGCCTGCTAATCATATCATCTAACCCCGCAATATTTTTGTTATCCATAAACCTTTTATATATTTGCTGTAGAATTAAGCCACATACTTATAAAAATATTGAGGGCGGCCACATCGGAAACAGAGCCAACAATGCCCAAAAAGCGCTACTTGTTAGCGCTTTTTGCTTTTATATCCCACTTGCCTTTTACAATCTCTTCACGGCTTGTTTTATACACAGTGCCATACCTGTAAATGTATATATCGCCAAAGTCCTTATATGCGTCCTGCATTAGTTGTCCTTTTATGGCCGCGCGTAAATCATCATCGCTAATGGTGTTGCTATCGTCAATCTTCAGCACCAGGTTATCGCATTGCTCCCGGCAACTGCTTATTGCCCCCTGTATAGCTTTCTTAGTTGCTGTAGACGATATTTTTAGGTCTGCAACCCTTGTATCGTCAAATAAATAGTCCGGGCTTTTCTTACCCTTAACACCTGTTGCAGGCAGCAAAGCTTTACGCAACGTGTCATCTTCAACGGTTGGCAATAAGGTGGTTTTTTTCGGCCCTTCGCTGCTGTTGGCTAATTGCCTTGCCATATCAAATACCTGCTTAAAATCAGCGTTATTTAAAGCCATAGGGTGCGCATCAACCGTGTTGCCGTTCTTTGCCGTGTACAGTGTTTGCGGCGGCGCTGTTGCTGCTGCATCGCTGTTAACCACTGTTTCAGCCTGCTTTATTAAAGCCGGTTGTTGTGCAGCCGGTACGCTTTTAATGTAGTTACTGTTTTTCAGGTCAAACACTTGCCCGGTAATACCGCTGTTAAAATCAAAACCTTTTTCGGGTTCAGGCAGGTTGGCGGGTACATCGTTGGCCTCTTCGTCTGTTGGTTCAACACCGCATTGGCATTTCCAACCATTAGGCGGGTAATGTGTTGACCAAAACACATCATCAACAGGGCGAATAATACCATAGTATTGTTTATGATCTAAACGCGGATGAGCGGCCCGGCTTGGTATGTACTTAAGGTTGGGATAAAGCTTTTTTGTTTTTTGCGCTTTAGCCCAAATGGTAGCCATACGGCTGGTGCGCACGGCTGTATCGTATTCCGTATTTAACCAGTCAACCCGGTAAGTGCTGTCAATCTTAAGCGCTTCCGTTTTAAAATCTTCGCGGCTGCGTAAATTACCTGTATCATCCTTAAGCTTTGCTGCCATATCTTTTACAAAGGCATGGCTTTTAAACATGGCAAATACAGCCGTATTAGTTTGCAGGTTCTTAAGCATTTCGTAATTAGGCGTACCATATTCAACACGCGCCAACGGCTTGCCAAAACCCTCATCAACAGCCATTTTAAGCGGCTCATAAAAGCCCTTAAATAAAGCGTCTTGTGTGCCTGCTTTAACCCTTCTATCGTCGTATATCTGCGTAATAGCATCGCTTACCGTATTTTCAACGTTAAGCTTTTTATTAAGCTGTACCAGGGCTTTACGGCTTATAATAAATATGCCATCATCTGCTATGCCGCACATTACTTTTTCTTTTTACGTGGTAAAACATTTTTTGCCGGTTGCTTTGCAGGGTTTGGCGTTGGGGTATCATCCTGCTGCGGGTCGTTATCCGGGTCGTTCTTTGCTTCGTTAGGTTCCGGCTCCGCATCTGTTGCAAGCGGTTGCCCTTTTATACGCCTTTCCCTTTCGCTAACCACACGGGGATAATCAAACGTTAACCCTGTAAGCGGGAAGCCCTTGTAAATAAGGTATGGTATAACATTTTGGTTAACCTCATCCGCTATATTTTGCAGGCGCGACATAGTAAAATCATCCATAGTCCTTTCCTGCACTTGTGCAGCCCCTGTAAAACTCTTTTCATCGCTGGTGGCAGTTTGCCCGTTAATAATCTTACTTACCTCATCATTACAAAGACTAATATTGTCTTTCCAAATAAGGTGCATTTGTTGGCCCGCCCGCTCAATTATTTGCACCGTGTCGCCCTTTTGGGTAACAATGTAGCCATCTGCACCAAAGTTGGCCGCGCGGCTTTCTATAGCGTCTAATTCGCTATCGTTGTTGGTGTCCGCTTCAATAGATAAAATAGGCATGCCAAATTTTTCACTGCCACGGCTCCAATCACTGCGGCTGTAGTATTTCCATATAACGTTATAGGCGCATTGCAGGTATATACCAAAGTCGTTACGCTTGCCAAATTCCATTAAGTCCATTTCGTTTTTAAACTCAGCATAAGGCAGGTAGCTGCCGTTAACGGTCCCCTCAATTAATATCCATTGCCTTTCAGGGCTTACATACAAAGGGTCAATTGGGGTAATGCTGCCTTTTGTCTTATCTCCCGGCACCAGGTCGTCAGCTTCAATAAGCCGGTGGCCAATAAATTCACTTTCTAAAGCATATTCAATAATTGAATTAAACCATATTTGGCGTATAAGCTTTGTTGCGGCTTCGTTAGGCTTGCCATCATCACCGTACAACATATATGGCTCACACTTAACAGCATTCTTTGCCGTGCGCACCTGGCTTATAAGGTGGCCGTCTTTAAATATATATTTATAAATATTGGTTAGCCTGCTGCGGTCGGGGTTGTCGGGGTTTTCTGCCAGGTTTAAAGCCAATTTAATATCTTCTATCTGAAAAGATATTTCCCTGCGGGGTTGCCATTTTATTACCCTGCTTGCCCGTGCGCGTTGCCCTTTACTATCAACGGGGGCAACAGTTATAGCCTTGCCCAATTCTACCTTTTTCTTAAACCAATTAAAAGCCATATAAAAAATTTAAACGTTATACAATGTGAGAGCGGCGGGGTTGACTGCCTAACCTGCGAAGCCCGTTGCCTTCCGGCTTTATTGTTTCGCTGTTGTCGCTTATACAGGGTTCTGTTGGCGTAACATCTGCGGGTTTGGGTGGCAGGTCTAAGGGTTCTTTGCTAAGGCTTATTTCGGTAAGCGTAGTAATAGCATCATTGTAGTTTTTAATAACCTTCTTTGGCACATCTTCATCATCTGCACGGTTAAAAATTTCATACAATGCAATGCTAATAGCAAGGGAGAGTATATAATAATCCCGGTCGCTACCTGTTTTAAGCAGTTCCGGCGCTATATCATACAACACGCCTGCTTTAATTCTTATAGTCCTTTCAGCCGTTGCGCTCGCATCTGCTAATATGCCCTCTTCATCTTCCTGCAACAGCAGGTTTAACAGTTCAAGTGTTATACGCCTTTTATAGTCTGTTTTTTCTACGTACATGATGTGTTATTTAAAAAGTTGTGCAGCTTTGTTATACTGGTTTACAATATCTTCAACCTCGCCCGTTGGCGGTGTTGAACTATCGCCCTTTACCCATTCATCCCAATAAGCTTTCGCAAAGTCTGCGGGGTTGTGTGGCTCCATTAACGCATACGGGTGCGCGTAGCCGCCAATAAAAATGCCGCGTTGCTGTACTTTGTACACCAGCATGTAAATGCTGCTTTGCCATTTATCAAACACGCAAAAACGTCGTTCATCACCGGTCATGTTTTCAGGCGTTACAGTAGTGGCAACAATCATTGTATCAAACATTTTGTTCCATCTGCTGCCGTCTGCCTGTATGCCGCCGTAGTTATCATTAACACCCGCTTTGCCGTGCGCACTTTCGTTACAGAAAAATATATAAGCAGCGCGTTTAATTTCCCTTAAAATGGGCATAGCAGCTATGTAAGCAATAACCAATTGTTCATCTATTTGTGTTTTAACAAAAGGCACTTCTTTTAATTCGGGGTAAGCGTTTTTTACTGTCATAGTTTACATGTTTCTTTTACTTGTTTTTTTGTATTTACCGCTACGGGTTTTGGTGCCGCTTCGTTTGTTATAGCGGTCCAACATCCATACACCGCCCTCTGTTGCGTCCGGGCCATCATCATTAATTTTGCTGCCTTTTTCAAATGCTAAAAATTGGCTTCGCAATAATTTCATATCCGGGGTATGTTTCTTGTTTATGTTGAAGCGAAATAAAAGCCGCTCAAATAAGGATTGCAGTGTCATTACGCGCTCATGTTTACCGCCCTTGCTTCGGTGGTCGTATAACAATCGCAGGGGATAACCTTTCTCCTCTTCTACGCGCTCCAATTCCTTTTTATGTACCTCTTCCTGTATAAAATTTGCTTCCATTGCATGCTGTATCGTTTGGTTGCTATATTCATCATCAACAGCGTACGCCCTTTCCCACATTTCTTTACTGGTTGTTTTGCGTAACCAACAATCAATAATGTCATAGTATTTTCCGCATTTGCCAATTGTTACCCATGCCTTAAAATCGCTTTTGTCGGTAGCTGTATATGATGGGTCCAAATAGTTAATCCAAACGCCATCATACTTAACCTTACTGCAATCAACCCATTGGTTCATCCATTCGGCTTTAAATGCCGTACCTTCCTCGAATGGTGTGTTCATGCGTTCGCGTATAAACCCGCCGCCCTCGCTCTTTTCAAGTTCTTTTATGGCTGTTGTTGAGAAGTCCGGGTTTTCTTTCCAGTTGCTATTTCCGTTTGCATCAACTATGTTAACCCGGTGTACAATGGTTTCTATCTCTTCATCATTCTCAAGCAGCGCCGTAACGGTGTTATCATGAAACTTGTTTTGCAAAACAGTCAACCACCATTTACGCGTCCACAGTGCTGGTTTCAATTCTTCTAATACCCACTTTTTATCCTCCGTTGCTATATCTAAATTTTTAAGCTGCCGGGCCATATTCAAGTCATCCACAGCACCGTAATTAGGACGCTTCCATTTAAAGCGATAACCGCGCGGGCTTTGGTCTTTACCAAACGCATAGAAAGCCACATCATCCCGTGTTTTAAAATTGCCGTCTTCCCAATTGCCGTAACTAAATTGAATACCAAAGTCGTTTATGATACGCGGGTTGTGTTGTAAGTTAGCTTGAAGGTCTGCCAGTTTTTCAGCAGCCATAGTTTGGTTTAAGCTGCCTACAATCATACCGTTTAATTCACCATTAAACTTTATAAACAACGGCAGGAATAAACCGTATATGGTGCTTTTTGCAAACCCTCGGCTCCATTGTTCCAAATAGATATGATTAGGGTTTTTAAAAACCTCAACAGGTATTTCCCTATGAAACCACCCAAATTCAGCGTAGCAGTATTCAGGAAAATAGAACAAGCAAAATGCCATGAAGTTGGATAATAAAAACTTTATACGGTTCTTCTTATCCTTGCTGCTTTCAAAGGGGTCAATTGCGGCGCTGGATTTTATAATATCAACCAGTTCCTCAAATTCCTTTATCAGCCTGCCATCACCTGGTTTAAATATCATTTGCTAGGGTTTGTGCCTTTTGCTTAATAAAATCAAGCATAAGCGGTGCAAGTATTTTTGAAGCGTCAACATTGCTTATCATAAGTTCTTTCAAAAACTCTTTAAGCACCATGTAATACATGCTTAAGTTTTGTCTTTTAGATAGCTTTTGGATATTATCAGCAATCTTGCTCATTGTATCGCTTTGCGCAGTTGTTGGTATGCCGCCTTGCTTTGTTACTTCATCATTTATCATCTTCAACTGCACATACCAACCGGCTATAATTTGGCCGCTGGTATTTTGCTTACCTGTACGAGATAATTCCCACTTATCAGCTTCCGCCCATTTACCAATTTGGTTTTGGCTAACCTTAACCATTTGGGCTATTTCCTTAAGCGTTAACGATGTATTTATGAACAAATCAAAAGCCTGTTCGCGCTCTTTTGTTTTTGCTGCCATGTGTCAAAATTCCTACTATATAATACGCTTGTAAAAACATCATTTCTATATGGTCGACAATTTCGACTAACATGCTCGAAAACGTCGACCAACAAGGATTTGCGATTTTTTGAGGCGTTAAAACCAATTCATTTTTGTGCAGCAAATCGGTTGAAAGTATGGCGTACAAAAAGACTTTTATTGTTAGCACGGAAGATGTAAATAGTTACGGCTTTTGGGTATTAACCAGCGGCATTGACCTTACCGCAGCTAACAAAAATTGTCCTGCGTATTTCAATCATCAAACATGGGATATACCGTTAGGCCATTGGGAAAATATAAGGGTTGACGGAACGCAGCTAATGGCAGACTTAATAATTGAAGGTGCCAGCGATGAAGAGAAAGAGTATATAAGGAAAATTGAGAACGGAGATATTAAAGGCGCGTCAATTGGTGCAGACCCTTTGGAGTGGGATAGCAACCCTTTGTTATTAAAGCCGGGACAAACAATGCCATTGCTTGCAAAGAGTTCACTATTTGAAATTTCAGTAGCACCATTACCGGGTAACACATCTGCATTGGCCTTAAAGCATAAGGGCAATTTGATAACGCTTAGTGCAGACAATTTAAACATCATTCCACAACTTAAACAAGATACGAATATGAAAAGTATTGCTTTAGCGCTTGGGCTAACTGAAACAGCAACCGAGCAACAGATGCATGACGCAGTAAAGGTGCTGTTGTCAAGGGCGGCAAATGCAGACGCTATGCAAAAGATAATTGAAGAAAAGTTTGCAGACAAATTGCCGGAAGGGCAAAAGGCCTTTTTTGTAACACTTGCTAAAACAAACGTTGCGCATGCAATGGAATATTTGAGCCTTAACGTGCTTGATAGCACAACTGTTGAAGCAACAACACATAACCCCGCCGCACCTGTAACACTTGTTAAAGACAAAAAGGTAAGTGAGATGATTAGGCCGGGGGCACAAACACAGCAGGCCGCAGCAGATGGCAAGGACACATACGATTACCTGCAAAAGCATAATGCGGTTGAACTTTCACGCCTGCACCGCGAAGAGCCTGCGAAGTACCAGCAGCTTGCTAAAGACTTTCAAAACGGCATACGCTATAAAGGATAATGCTAAACCCTTAAGAAACACAGTACAAAAATTTTAATTCAATAGATTATGAAAACAGCAGTTTTATTTAAGAACCTTTTGATTACGGCGGTATTTTCTATGTTGCTTGCCGCCCTGTTTAACGTGAGCATGTTGGTTACATTTCCGCTGCTGGTAGCAGCCGGTGCAGTACAGCATTTACTAAATGTAAAATTTGGGGTATGCTTTTTCGATGCACTGGCCCCGGAAGTGTGGTTGCCGATATTAATGGAAAACCCTTACCCAAATGCAAGTTTTCTGCAAGCAGCAACAGACCTAAGCGGCCTTGTAGACAATGACAGTATAAACCTCGCGGAAGCTGGTGCAGACCCGGATGTGCTGGTGAACAATACCACATACCCAATACCTGAAACAGACGCTGGCGATAACCCGCTAAGGATAACACTTAACACTTACGACACTACCAGCACTGTTGTACGTAATGCGATTGCTGTTGAATTGAAGTATGACCAGAGGGCCTATTATGTAAACAAACATAAAAAGTCATTGGCTAAGAAAATGGGTATAGATGCAGCTTACTTGTATGCACCTGCCGCAAACGATGACAGCAGGTTTAATAAAATAATAGGCCTTGCTGCCAATGACAGCGTTATTGACGGAATTATTGACATGCAGGTTGCTTACGCCACTTACGATGCTGATAGCGAAGATTTGAACATGGTATTAGACCCTATACACATGGGTATGATTGCTAAAGAAGATAAAGTGTTGTACAAGGCCATACAGGCTAAACCGGGTGAGGTGTTTTATGGGTTTAAAACATGGACTTACAGCAAAAACCCGTTTTACTTATCTGCCAATAACACAAAGGCTGCAAAAGGTGCCGCATTCGTAGACGGCACACATAAACGCTCCACTTTTTTCTTTGCAGGCAGTGAGGTAATGAGTTGTTTGGGTACTTATGACATGTTTAGCCTGTTAAAAAGCCCGGCGCACAAAGGCGATGTGTTCAACTTTCAGGTAAGGGCTTTGGCACAAACATTACGCAATAAATTTCAGGGCGCTCTATTAAAATAAGTACGGGGTATCTATAACAAAAGGGTTGCTTACCCGCTTTAGGCCGGTAGAGCAACCCACAACCCCACATTTTAAAACACAAAATATTTTACAGTGAAAAAATTATTTGCAATCGCTTTCGCAGTAATAAGTATAGGCAGTGTGCAACATGTAAGCGCACAAACAATGCCGCCATATCTTAAGCAGGAATTTAAACAGCTATCACCCCGCAACCTGGTTAATGCAGATACCCTAACACTAAACTTCAACGACATTGGCGATGGTGTTAAAAGTGTTACCGCATCTGTAGTCAAAGTTAGCGGCACCGTTGCTGGTAAGGTTTATATATATGCTACACCCGATTATGTGCAGTGGGATAAAGTAGACAGCATCACGTTATCAGATGTAACGATTGTGCAAAGCAAAACGGTAACCCCATCTACCGGCAAGTACATAGCGTGGAAAGGATATTTTTTAACAGCCGGTACACAGTCATATACGCCCTATTTCTCCTATGTGCGAAGGCCCGCAGAAAAGTAAACAATACACTAATAACTTTTAAGGCTTCAATATCATGCAAAACAAAATTGGTGTTATCAGTGGCGTTGTTGGCGGGTTTGGCAAATACTTACTTGAGGTAAATGTGCCGTTTGAAAACAGGATATGGCAGGCTATAATAGCAGCCTTTATATGCGGTATGGCAGGCCTTGCAGGAAAGGATTGTTACTTATACATCAAAAAGAGAATTAAAGAATATGTGGGAAAGAATTAACAAGCTACAGATACAGCATGTTGTAGCCGTGATAGTTGTTTTAGGCTGTTTTGCCATTGCATTTATTGCAATATACAAAGGCATACCGGCAGACGCAAAGCCGCTGATAGATAAGCTGTATGATGTTGCACTGTTTGGAACAATGGGTTACCTGTACACACAAAGCAAAAAGCAAACTCCATAATGAAAAGTTTAGTCATCATATCAATTATTGTATTAGCCGGGTGTTCACGCCAATTGCATACCAGCAAATCAAGCGCATCAACAAGCAGGCAGTATAGTACAAAGCTTACCGATACATCGCACCTGGTTAGTGTGCATACAGATGAACAAACAGCCTATTACGGCGATACCATTGCAGGCACTATGTATTTTGATGGCGGTACAGCAGACGGTACAGCGGCCCCAAAAATAGACAGTATTGAAACGGGCGGCATAAAGGTTAAAGTAGAACTGCAGGCCGTTGCAGGCGGCTTTAAAGCGCGTGTAAATGCAGTGGCAAAGCCCGTTACGGTACAGGATAAAAAAACTGACAGCAGCGATATAAAAAAGGGCATTGCCCAACAGGATAAGGAAATGGATAAGGCAGTAATTAAAACCAGCAAGCGCGATGTTAAGCAAAGTGGTATACAATGGTATTGGTGGGTTGCCGGGTTTTTTGTGGTTATCGTGTTTTGCTGGTTTCATTTTTCATTAAAAAAATACTTATAAGTATGTCTACCGCTAAAAACAACACCAAAAAGGGTGTTAAAAATAACCCTGCACCAGGTGCAGCAAATTTGCCGGAAGGAAAAGAAGGCGATAACAAACAGCCCGGAAATGATGGCGTTGATGGCCCTTCGCCAAATGATGGGGTTGATAACGAACCGGAAGAGGTAGACCCGGCCTTGCTTGAGTTGGTGGCTATCTACAAAAAGGCTTATCCAAATGCGGCAGCTTTTCACGTAACAAGCGATGGGCAAGTGTTTTTGGATGGTAACAAACGGGATGGCCACGCCCATGCAAAAACATTGGGTAGTGAGTTAAAGACCGTAGCAGTAAACTAATTTTTTAAAGCATAATATTTTTTATGGGCGTTAATATTACCAGGGCAAAAAATAATTTAAACCGCACGGAGCCTACAGATGATGCGGTTATATGTATGCTGTTTAGCGGTGTTGCCGTTGCAGGCAAGGCTGCATTAGGCACACCGTATACCATTTACGGCAGCGATGGCCTTACAACCTATGGCATAGCGGCAGACACAAACCCTGTTGCCTTTGCTGATATAACAGATTTTTACGGCATAGCCGGTGAAGGTGCGGAGTTGAATTTTATGTTGATGGCAGATACTACACAGCTTGGTACGGCCTGCGATAAAACGCAAAACATCGCAAAAAAATTACTTGACGCAACAGAAGGCCGGGCCGTTATATTTCTTGCCAACGTTAAAAAACCTACAGGCTATAACGCTACTATTACAAACGGGTTAGATGCTGATATATGGACGGCTGCAACTAACCTTAACGCAATGGCTGTAGATTACCAAACCGCCAACATGCCGTTTGTAGGCATATTACCGGGTTTGGGCTTTACTGCTGCAACCATTGCCAACCTGCCTGCACGTAGTGCACTGGTTACTGAAAACGTAGCCGCATGCCTTGCCTGCGAAAAAAACGATGGGCATGTAAGCATGGGTATATTGGCGGGTTGGCTTGCTAAACTACAGGTAAACCAAAACGTTGGCGCTGTAGCGAATGGAAAAATAGTTGATACCGCGTATTACCCGGATGGCAGCAGTGCGCTATCTCTTAAAAATTCTGCTGCAACCATAACAGCAAAGGGCTTTATACAATTTGTAAAAGTTGGTGGTAAGTCCGGTTACTTCTATAACGATGACCCAACACTTACAGACCCTGCGGGTGATTACACCTCTTTAAGCTGGAACCGCACAATGAACAAAGGCCACCGCCTTGCTTATGATGTGTTGGTTGAAAAGCTAAACATTGATGTTGATGTTAACACATCAACCGGCAAAGTGGAAAGCACTATTATAAGCGATTGGGAAAGCGATGTAGAGGGCGGCATACGTAATGCCATGATGAAGGTAACCAAAACAAAGCTTATGGAGATTGACGGCATTAAATGCACTATTGACCCCAACAGCGATATTATTAACGATGAGATTGATGGCAGTATAGAGATAGTGCGGAAAGGGCAAGCTAAAACAATCAATATGAGCATTGCGTATGCTCAAACTATTTAACCCATTTTAAACACGATTTAAATAAATTTTTATATGGCTATCAACAAAGTAGAATATGCGTGGGAAGACCTTACCGTAGTGGCAATGGGCCGCATATTTGAGCGCATTATGGGTATAGAGTATGATGTTGAAGTTGACAAAAAATATGTGTATGGCCGGGGCGGCAAAGTTAAAGGCATACAGCCGGGCAATGAAAAGCCTAAAGGCACTTTAACCATTGGGCAAAGTGAATTAGAGGCAATGATACAGGAAGCGCAAAAATTAAACCCCTTTGCAAAGGTTACTGATATATCATTTGATATACAGGTACACTACTTAAGCGGTACAGACCTGGTGAAGGATAAAATTTTAGGCGCTCAATTTACAAGCCAGCCTAAGTCAATGAAGCAAGGCGATACAGATATGGAGTGTAAGATGGAATTTATGTTTACTGATGTTCTTTACAACGTTGCTTAATCAAACCATTTTTTTAATTCATAAAGCTTTTAAAAATGACAACTGCAAACACAAAAAAGAAACCCGCCTTATCTGAAATAACAGATGAAATAATAGCGGGATGGAAAAGCACTAACACCGTTTTTAAATGGAAAGCTACCGATGGCAAGGTAGGATATTTTAAAAACCCCGGCATTGCCGAAATAGAGGCAAGTTCAGCACTGGCAACAACCGGCAAACCTATACAAAGCAACAAGGTATTAGCCAAAGCCTGCTTTCTTGGTGGCGATGAGTGCATTATTGAAGAGGAAAAATATTTGTTTGGCTTGGGTAAAAAGCTGCAACAGCTTATAGTGTCTGTAGAGGGGGAATTGGAAGAACTTTAGAGAAGGCCAAATCTAAGGTTGAACCGGGTAGTATAACTTATTGGAACTGGCAGTTACGCTACTATTATCATGGCCTTGAACCCACAAAATTAAGTATTGATGAGTGGGTAAGTGCAGTTGCACACCTTGAACATATACGGCAAGCGGAGAAAAATATTAGTCCCTTGAAAAACTAAAGATATGCAGCCCGTAAAGCTGCATTCTTTTTTAAAAATCACCTGGTTAAGTAAATGAGTGCAGGCGTACAATATAGCATACAGGTAGCAACGGGCAACAGTAATGCGGCATTAGACAGCATTATTGGGTTGCTTAAGCAAAGCGCGGTGCAAACCGGCGTTGTTAATACTGCTATGCAGGGTTTTGGTAAAAGCGCGGTATCATCTATTGGCGGTGTTGAAGCTGCGGTGAATAATTTAGGTGGTGATTTTAAAACCTTTGGCACTAATACAACTGCTGCCATTGGTGGTGTTGAAACTGCGGTTACTAATTTGGGCAACGACCTTAAAACGCATTTACAAGCCCAAACAGACGCACTTATTGCCGGCTTTGATAAAGCTACCACCAAAACAAGATCGTTTGAAAGTGAGTTGGATAAATTAGGCAGCAGGGCTTTTGCGCTTAACAACATAAAGCAGGCTGTTGATGGCATTGGCAATACCATAAATGCAGCCGTGCAGCCCGGCATTGACTTTAACAGCCAAATGGCGGAAACGCAGGCTATTACAGGCGCAAGCGATGCCAACATGCAAAAGATAGGCACCAGCGCCCGGCAGCTTGCAAAAGATTTTGGCGTAACTGCTGCGGGTGGCGTAGATGCGTATAAGCTTATACTTTCTCAATTAGGGCCGGAAATTGCCAACGTGCCTGAAGCATTGGCCGAAATGGGCAAAACCAGCACCATACTAAGCAAGCAAATGGGTGGCGATGTTGCGGCTTCCACAGGGGTATTAACAACAGCGATGAACCAATACGGCGTTAGTTTGGCAGACCCGATGAAGGCAAGCCAAACGATGAGCGTAATGATGAATATTATGGCCGCTGCTGCTAAAGAAGGCAGCGCCGAATTGCCATCTATTAAAACGGCTTTGGAGCAAGCCGGTGCAATGGCAAAGGTTGCCAATGTAAGCTTTGCTGAAACCAACGCTTCAATACAAATTTTAGATAAGGCCGGTAAAAAGGGTGCTGAGGGTGGCGTTGCTTTACGCAATGCATTTTCCATATTAGGCGAAGGAAAATTTTTAAGCCCTGTAACGCTTAATATGCTTAAGGCTGCGGGTGTTAGTGTAAAAACATTAGGTGATGAAACATTGCCGTTTAGCGCACGTCTTAACGCTTTAAAACCCATTGTGGGCGATGTGGCTGCAATGACTAATCTATTTGGCCGTGAGAACGTTAGCGCCGGTGTTGCACTTGTTGAAAACAGCGGGGCAATTGCGGAGTTAACAGGCAAAATAACAGGCACCAATACCGCTGTTGATATGGCTACCACCATAATGGGTAGCTATGAAGAGCAACAGAAACGTACAAAGGCAAGGATTGATGATGTGGGTATTAGCCTGTTTGGAGTTACACAAGGCTTTTTACCCTACATACAGTTTGGCATGGGCGCATTGCAGGTAACTGCCAACCTTGCGCAATCAGCTTCTTTGTTTTCTGCTATAGCAAGTTTACGCATGTGGCCTGCCATTGGTGCAGCGGTAGTACAACTTGGCAGTTGGATTGCTACAACAACAGCCGCCACGCTTGCGCAATTGGGCTTAAATGCTGCGATGGATGCAAACCCTATTGGTATGCTTGTTTTGGGTATAACGCTTGCTGTTGCAGCCGTAGCGGCCTTAATACACTGGTGGGATGATATTTGGTCGGCAATCAAACGCTTTGCGGTATGGATGGCAGAACATAACCCGTTTAAATGGTTGATAGATATTGTTGATAAAATATTTCCCGGCTTTAAAAAAGCGATGGGCGCTTTGTGGGATTGGATTGTGGGCAAGTTTGAGGCGCTTGTTGGCTGGTTTAAAAAAGCTTGGGGATGGATTAAAGGTTTGTTTGGCGGCGGTAAGGACGAGGCCGCAACTGCAAGCAAAGCGGCTGTAGATGAATACGCAAAGCAAATTAAAACGGCAAACATACCCGGCATTACAACGGCAGGCGCTGCACCTGGTGCAGGCCCGTTAGGCGGGTTTGACCCCCACAACCGCAGAGGTGCAGGCACAAGCAGCGAAATGGCAAGCAATGTAAGCAGTGGCGGCAACAGGCCCACCACCATAAACCTTACCATACATAAGCTACAGGACCAAATAGTTGTGCATACCACAAACCTTGCGATGGGCGCTAAAGAAGCGGCCAACGAAATTGTAGAAGAGATTTTAATGGCTTTAAACAGTGTAAACCAAAAAGGAGTAGCAAGCAATGGCTAATTTAATTAACACACCCTTAAACGTATTTGATGTGTTGGCGCGTGTATATGGCCCGCGCGGCCTGCCTTTCCCAACCAAGCCTAAAACAGGGCACAACAATGTTATTGCGAACGGGTTTGTTGGCGATAGCGCACCAGCGTTAAGCAATACGTCAAACGTAAAAGGTACAGCCGTTAAAAAAATAACGGATGCCAGTTTGGGCAAATATGAATTTATGCCGGTTACAATAAACGATGTGCAGATGCCCAATGCCGTTATAATAATCAGTGGCGAAAAGCACATCGTTCAACATGATTTGATGGACGTTGGCACTGTGTTTGAAAAAGTGTTTACAAAGCCGTATGACATAAGCATTATAGTTACACTGATTGGCGAAAATGGAGAATGGCCGGAAGAGGCTTTTAATACAATTACAACGCTGTGGAAAGAGAACGACCTTGTTACGCTGCGGTGCGCGTTAACTGATTTCTTTATAGACCAAACGGAAGACAATTTTATTATAAGTAAAATATCTGTGTTGGATAACAGCGGGTCTGAATGCGTGGAAGTGATACAGATAGACGGTTTAAGCAACAAAGATTTTGTATTAGAATTTGTATAGTATGTACCTGGGCAAAATGACGTGCAGTATAAAATTGGCGGATAAATATATTTTACCCGGTGCTAACTCTATTGAAATAAAAAAGAGCGTTCACCAAATTGTACAAACTGCTAAAGTGCTTATACCGCTAAGTATGGTTATGCAAAACAACCAGGTAGTTGAGCGTATAAAAATAACCGACAAAATAAAAGAGGGTGATAAAATAACAATATCATTTGGTTACAATGGTTTTAATAAAGTGGAGTTCATAGGCTACATAAAACGCATTAACCAAAAGCAACCGCTTGAGTTGGAGTGTGAAGATGAAATGTATTTGTTACGCCGCGTTAAGATGAAAAAAAGCTTTAAGAAAAATGATATACGGGAAGTGCTACAGTATGTGATGGATGAGACACATAAGCAATTCGGCATAGGCTTTAAGCTGTATGATAACATACCAAAAATTACAGTAACAAACCTGCTTATAAACGGCGGCAACGGTATTGAAGTGTTACAGGAATTATTTGATAAATACCTAACTACAACTTATTTAACAACCTATAAAGGTGATAAAATATTGTATGCCGGGCTTACTTATGGTTTGAAGAAAGCAAGGGTTAAGCACGTGCTAACCCGCAACACCATAAATATAGATAGTTTGAAGTACCAGCAGGCGGCAGATATGGCATATAAATGTGAGGTTACCAATTTTAGGGATGATGGCACCGTAAGGAAAGTAACGTTTGGAGATAAGAACGGGCAAGAATTAAAGGTGTATGCGATGCATACCAAAACAGATAAGGAGTTGGAACATGTGGCGATGGCGGAGATTGCAAAATTTCAAAACACATCTTACAAAGGCAGCTTTACAACGTTCCCGTTTCCATACTGCGAGCCGGGCGATATAAGCGATATGACAGACCCGCAGTTTGCTGACAGGAAAGGCAGCTATTACATAGGTACGGTAACAACAACATTTAATGGTTCAGGCGGCAGGTTAAAGCCTGAAATAGATATACGTGTGGCATAATGAAACAAGCAAGGGAACTATATAATTTATTGCGCAACATAGGCAACAAAGGCGATGATATACGCCCTGCCATTGTTGTAAGTGTTGATAAAACGATGGACACCTGCACGGTAGATTTTGATGAATTGGAAATGGGCGATGTAAGGCTAAGAAGTGTTATAAAGGCTGGTGTAAATGGCGTGGTTAAATATCCGTTGGTTGGCAGCGTTGTTTTGCTTAAAAAGATTGCAGATGAAATGTACTACGTAGCCATGTACAGTGATGTTGAAGAGACTGAAACAAACATAGGCGGCAAGGTGTACAAACTTAACAGCAACGGGCATTTGATTGGCGGCGGTAATGATACACTTTTACAGGCTCAAATTTTAATAATAGATGCGATAAGTAAGATAATGGTGTTGTATGGCAATAACCCGGATTATTTAGCCCTGCAACAGGCTAAAGAAAAGCTTTTAAACATACTGCAATAGATGGCATTAAATGCAGACATATTAGGTACGGACTTATACAATGCGCGTGAAGCATTTAACAACCAAACAATGGATGAGTTAATTGCTGTCTATGGTGATTTGGCGGGTATACGGCTTGCGGTTGCCAAAGCAGATGCAGCAGCTATAATAGCGCATTTTAAAAGCAACGCAACAGTACCTGCATTAGGGCTAACAGCGCCGGATGGCGCGGTAACAGGTGAAGCAAAAATTAATTAACCATGCTTGATTTATTATTAGAAGATACCGGCGATTTGGCAATAGTGAATGGTGATTTTGTTATGGGCGAAAGCACCGCCCAACACCAACAGCTTTTAATGGTTGCACAAAGGGGACAGTTTAAAGAAAATCCTGATAGGGCGGTGGGCATTGAGGATTTTATAAACAGCAATGATATTGACGGTATGTTGGCGGAAATACGTAACCAATTTACAAAGGACGGTATGACCGTTAACCAATTAAATTATGATGAACAAAGCGGGAACTTAAACTATGATGCGCCTTATAAAAGTTAGCGATGGCGAAAACATTTTAGACATTGTTTGTACCAACACCGGCGATGCTGGTTTATTAGTACAGGCGGCTTTGTTAAATGGTGTAAGTATTACGGATGAAATAGACATAGGTACAACCCTTATCGTTCAACCGTTTTCAATACCTGCAAAAACAATAGTTCTTTCAACCGCAGTTAAAAAAATACCACCGGCCACAATTGCAGACGGGCAAGTATTGGTGGATTTGGCAATGCAATATTTAGGCGATGCAGGCCGCTTGGTTGAATTGGCGCTATTAAATGGCAACAGCATTACGGATGAGCCGGACACGGGAGCGGCGGTGAGTATACCAGGTGTTGTTGATATAACAAAACAATTTATAGTTGACCTGTTTATAAAATGGAAACAATACCCGGCAAGCAAATATGATGGCGATGTTGACGGAGAAGGCAATAAGCTTGAGGGTATTGGGTATTGGGCAATAGCAATTGATTTTATAGTTAGTTAAACAAGTAACATGGCAAGAAGTATAGCAGACATACAGAAACAAATTACAGATACATGGGTTGCCAATTTGGCCGCTATTGATATTGATATTGACCCAACAACGTGGAGCGTGGTAAACTTGATGCGGCTGTTTATTTACACAATTGCTTTTTGCACGAATGTTTTAGAACAATTGTTTGACCTGTTTAAAACAGATGTTAACGTGCAGATTGCCAACCTTACACCGCATACAGCGCGTTGGTACGCCAATAAGGCTAAGGCATTTCAATACGGGTTTAACCTGCTGCCTGATAGTGATTTGTTTGATAATACTGGTAAAACAGATGATGAGATTGCTGCAAGCATGGTAGTTAAATACGCGGCTGTTGTTGAACTTGTTAACCAGTATGGCCGGGTAAGCCTTCGCATTAAAGTAGCAGGCACGGACGGCAAAGACCTTATACAGTTACCCGATGATGTAATGACTGCCTTTAGGGCTTATATGGAGCTCATTAAGGATGCAGGCGTTAAGCTGCAAATAGACAGCCTGCCGCCCGATAGCATTAAGCAAACCTACCGCGTATTTTACGACCCGCTTATATTATCCGCTACAGGCACACGCCTTGATGGCAGCGACGATACACCCGTACAGGATGCTATTAAGGCTTTCTTAATCAACCTGCCTTTTAATGGTATTTATGTGATACAATATAACATTGACGCTATACAAGATGTTGAGGGCGTTGTAACACTTGATATGGACCTATGCCAAACACAGTACGGTGAATTTCCGTTTACTGGTGTTGACACCATTTACACGCCCGATGCAGGTTATTTAAGGTTTGCAAGCGATGATGATTTAGTAATAACATGGGTTCCTCAAGCAGCAATAAAATAAGTATGCAAAGAATAGCAGCTAAAATATTTACGGTTATATGGAGCAAACTTGTTACATGGCATGTACCTGATTTTCTACGTATGCCGGTTATGCTTGCTTTTATTAAAGCCCTGGTTATTGGCATAAATGATTTACACACGCGCTTCTTAACCTTCCGCAGCTTCGTTAATTACCAGCTTTCTATAACGCCGCAGGTGTGTTATATGGAAAAGGCGCTAAACGATAAATACGATACGGAGCAACGCCGTATAACTATCGTTGATGCTTCCGAAAACCTGCCGGTTGTGTTATGGATGAAAGCGGAGAACAAACCCAAAAAGCTTTATACCAAAGTTGAAGGCAACCCGGTTACACTGTTTACAAAAGGAGAGACCGCGCAATTTACGGTAGACTTTATTGTTAAGGTTCCGGTATTTGTTGATTTTGATATAAATGAAATGACACAGTTTGTCAACAGCTACAGGTTACCCGGAAGGACATTTAAAATAATGATTTTTTAAAAGACTATATATGTTTAAACAGTTGGACTTAACTAAGACGGGTGGGTTATATGTTTACCAAGAAACTTTAGATTGGCTGCAAACGGCCTATAGCCAATTGCTTGACGGCCTTGCAGCCGGTTACGGCAATAAGGTTATTATAAGCGGCCTTACCCCGGCCGGTGGTAGCGTGTCGGATGGATGGGTTGTTGTTAATGGTGTAATATATCCGTTTGTTGGCGGCGCTGTTGCCACTTATGTATATGTTGAAACTATAACAACTAATGAGCAATACGATGATGGCACTACCAAGCCCGCCTACAGCATAAGCCGGGCTAAGTTTACAGCGGTGGCCACCGGCAGTACGTTTCTTTTTGCAGACCTTGTACGCCTGCCATTTGCTACCGCAGCAGCCCCAACGCTTAAAGATGCCTTAAGCAGCATTAATGCATTATTTAAAAGCATAATCAACTTTGAAAATTGTGTTATTATTTCGGGTTGTGCCGTTAGTGCTGTTGATACCGGCGCACAAACATGTACTATAAGCGCCGGTGTTGTTATGATAAATGGAAACATCGTTGCAGCGCCTTTACGTACCGCTTCCGCGTACCCATGTTATTTAAAGCCGGATGGCACGTACGTAACCGCACCGCCTGCTGGTGATTATATAACCTTCGACCCGTACACAAGCCAATATTATGTAGATGTATTGCGCCGGGCGCAAAGCTATAGCGGCATGCTTACTATGAGTACAAAGGCAAGCGATTTAAATTATTTCGATTTAGCTACCGGGTTGGGCAAATGGCGTTGGTTGGGTTTTAAGATATGTGATTTGATGCAAAGCCGTGTACCAATTGGTTACGACCGCCGGGCCTCAGACCCCGCAGACGGTATATATGACCCCGTTTATCACACCGTTGGGTATAAAGATAGTGCGCACGAAAATGCAGAACAAATAGAGCAGGAAAATTTACCACACATACGGCTTAACGTAACGGGTGAGCGTGGCAATAGCTACACTGGTGGCCCAACCAGCCCGGACACAAGCGGAAGCGGCTCGGTTGATGCAGGCCCGCATGATGTAGGTCAAACAGACTATTTGGGTGATGGCGTTGCGATGGACACACGGCAAAGCTTTTCGGTACTTCTTTTTATAGAGCGCATTTAAAGGATAACAGGCAATGGCAACACAAAGTATAGCAACGTTAAAGAACTGGTTTAAAACAGGCTTAAAACCGCTACAACAGCAGTTTTGGGATTGGTTAGACAGCTTCCGGCATGTAAGCGTTAAGATAACCTTTAACGACTTGGATAATGATTTGCAAAATACAATTAATGCCGCCGCATTGCCTGCTAATAAAATCGTGTTGCCGTTAGCTACATACAGCTACAACATATTGGCCGGGCTAACAATTAACGGTATTTTATTTGAAGATGCAACCAACCCCGCAGACATAAAGGTTGGCAACGTTGCAGGTGGTGAGCAAATATATAACGCCAACAACAGCGTTAACGGTTACTGCCTGCAATCAGGTATGTACCATTTTGCAGTTAACACAACTATTTACTTTACCAATATAACACCAACAACAGTAATAACAATTTTTAAAGCATAACACATGAAAAGGTTACTATTTATTGTATTCGCATTTGTCAGTTTAAAATCATTTTCGCAAGGGCAATTTACACAGGACGTAATTAACGCCCGGCAGCGGTTACAGGTTAACAGTACGGCTATAGATTTGTTCGACAACGACACAAATTTTACGGCACAAAGCAGCATGCATGTGCCAACGCAATATGCTGTTTATAAATATCTAACAAGCCATTATCCCAATACTTTGGATGCGGTGTTGTTAAACGGTAATGTATCAAGCCGTTACGCAACAATTGGCACATTACATATTGCAGGGCAATCGCCTAAAATAACGCTGGGTACTGATACAGCGGGTGGCATTGGTTCTATTATTGAAACAGACCCTACAAATGGCGTTTTATCGTTAATATCTAATGGGGGAGCAGTAAATATAATTGGTCAGGCAAATTTAGGACTAACGTCTATTAATGGGGCTGATACGTACAGGACATGGTTAGCTGTTAGGGGTTCTGTTACGAACGTATCTTCTATGCGTATTGAGGTTGGTACTGTACCAGCTACAGACCCGCAACCGGGGGATATATACAATGACGGCAGCCATTTGTATATGCGTATAGGAACTAGTTGGGTAAAGTTAGATAATGAGGCAGTGTTAAGCGTTAATAATGCAGACAGCTTGGGTCACACAGCATCGAGCGATTGGACCTTATCAAAAATAATTTCCAACGGTAAAACAACAACAGACAGTGCGCATTTTGGAGCAATAGGGTTATCAATGACGGGGGCAAATCAATATAGTGGTTCAATAACAAAAGATGGCAAGCCTTATATCAATAACTACTGGAACACCAACACCGGTTTTTCAGCAGGCAATGAATATATTGGTATAAATGCAGGCAGCTTTATTGAAGACACAACAACACACCAACAATCAGGCATACAGGCCAATCAGGCTTTTGGCGATAGCGCCTTAATGAGTTTGGTTACCGGGTATGCTAATACTTTTGGCGGTTATAAGGCGGCTCAACACCTGCGAACAGGCTATAGTAACAGTGGTTGGGGTTATATGTCTTACAATTTACTCGACAGTGGTTATGGAAACACCGGCGTAGGCACTTACAATTTCGGCAATTTGGTTAGTGGTGTAGAGAATGCAGGTGTTGGATGGCATTTTTTATTAAACCTTGCAAACGGAGATAAAAATACAGGCATTGGCACACTTGCAGGCTCTAATATGACCAGTGGCAACCGCAATTTGTTTTTTGGTGATGGAGCCGGTACAGGTGTAACCAGCGGCAACGACAATATGTTTTTTGGAACTAATTCGGGGCCGGGTACGCCTGTTGACAGTTCAGGTTATTTTGATATAAGAAGCAGGGCGGACGCTTTGTTAAAACTTGATTTTCACGCTGCTACAAGAAGCGTAACCACTAATGGCACATTATATACCCCGCAGGGTATCAATTCAACCGGGCCGGTTTTAATACAAAGAGCCACCCCCCCGCAGCTTCAAATAGGCTACGATGCAAACAATTATTTTACTACTACTGTATTAAATAATGGCAGTACAACATTTGGGCTTTCATCTAATATAACCACTCAACCGCGCTTTACATTTGGTAACACAGTTTTATTTAATAAACAAATTGCCATTGGCGGAACATCCTTTGCGTCAACAGCCTGGGGTGTAAATGGTGTTATATTAAAGGTTCTGCCAGGTATAACAGTAACAGATAGCACAACTGCCGCAAGTACAACAGTAGGCACAATAACGTCATTAAACACGATTGGCGTAGATACCATTGCGGCGACTAATACCGGCATAACCTATACAACCTCACCAACTTTGTACATTTCAGGTGTGCCTAAATGTAACGGCTGTACAATAACTAATCCTTATGCAGTTTATGTAAATTCCGGGAGCAATTATTTTGGTGGCTCTATTGGCATAAATACAACCAATCAAAATACAGCTTTAGTAAGATTTGGCGGCACCTTTTCATCAAATACTATCAACAGCCGTGGGTTAATGATGCAGCTTGAGACTGGAACGGTTAACGACAATGCAACAGCGGGTACATATGGTTATGGCGGCATGGTTTCATTTAAGCCGTCGACAACAAATGAAACTAACGCGGTTACAGTTACGGACTTCGCCACACTAATTGCGGATGGCGCACCAACCGCCGGAACAAATTTAACCGCTACCAATACATGGGCTTTTCTTTCAAGGGGAGCGGCTAAATTTACAACGTCCATTACAGTTCCTATAATAAATAATACCGCCGCACAAACAACGGTAAGCGCATCTACATCAGGCAGTGTTGTTTTTTCACAGCCGGAACAAGGCAGCAGCTACAAGAAGGTGATAATATATTGCAATGCAGCAAACGGCACCGCATCTTATACGTTTCCGGTTGCATTTAGCCATACTCCAGTTGTGCTTAGTTCTAATGGGTTGGCAACTACAAAGGTTACCAGCTTAAGTACTACGGCTGCAACCGTTACGGGTGCAACTGATACAGGGTTTTTAATAATTGAAGGGTTTTAA